AGCCACTCACGTGCTCTAATTTCACAGAACCATAAAGCCATCACCATATCTGTCTTGCCTTTTGTGGTGGGTGACCAGGTAATTAACTGTTCAATTAAAGACTTTACGTTCTCTGTCTGGTCTGATGGAAGATGGATAAGATTATCTCGATGGTGTTTACCATCAGCCTGCTTCGTTCCAAACAAAGTGGACATACTGGCAACTCCGAATCCTGAGTCCCATTTGTTATTTCCTGTGTGGTGTTCACGAAGTACTACACCTTTGGATGCAAGGAACTGTCTAATTCCCTCATCTTGGGTAAGGAAGGACTGAAATGCGTTACGTTCCACAATCCATTCGGCGGGATTGTACAGAACAGTCCAATCGGTAATAATCTGCCTGATTTGAGCAGGGGTAGGACGCGTGATTTTAAGAGCATCAACAATATACCTTTTATGAGAAGTGCGGTCCACTGCGTAACAAACCGCTGCTGTATCTCCGACCATTGCTGGGTCGAGGCCACAGACGAAACTGAAACCTTGTAAGTCTCTGGGGTGACCAGGATTGCCAGGTACAAGACGTCCTGCTTTTCGCATTCCATCAATAGAACCTTTCACACAGACTGGGTCAAAGATGGCATCATCAGAAATATCTTGTTGTTGATAAATCAAAGCCCAGGTAGAGGCATCCATTGCTTGGCGTTCATTGTAGAGATGTCTACCGTGCCAGCGAGGATAGAGGCCTTCTTCTGTCTTGTCTTCTTCTTTTTGTCCATCAAAGGGGGCATCTGAGTAAGGCCAGAGGGTAACCCACTTCTCAGGGTCCTCATTTGTTTCTAAGAGTGCTGGCATAGCCAGATATGTCCAGGGAACTAAACCGCCTGGATATCTGTCGGGGTTTCGTAGTTCTTTATATAAATCTACTGATGCAACGCGGGTACCTACCACGATAAGTTTACCAGTGGGGTTCAGACGGCTTCGTACATCTTGGGTAAGCCACTTAATTTGCTTCTCAAAGTCATTGGCGTTGGAGAGTGTCACTGCGTCATCTATGATAATCATATCAGCACGCTTACCGTAAATCTGACCGCCGATACCTACTGCTTCTAGGTTGGGGTCCTTTTCGCTAGATTCACGAAGTTCATCACCAAAGGTGACGCGGGTTTGCTGCCAGGAGGCAGTCTTGGAGTTAAAGCCCACACCAGCGGCGTAAGCCTGCTGGAGTTCTTCATACATTGGGTGGGTCAGACGTTGCTTGATAGCATAGAGGAAGTCTGCTGCCAAGCGTTGAGTCTGAGAGACTATCAGGACTCTAAAGTTGGGGTTGTTGACTATCTTGTAGGTGACATAGTCTACTGTGACGGTGATGGACTTGGCGTGGTTCGGTGGGATGTTAATAAGGATACGGTTATCAGCGGTACCCTTTTCGTACTTCATCGCTGGATGATGCCAGGATAAATTTCGTCCTTCGATTACATCTATCAGATTCTTCTGATGGTCAAAGGTCTGGGACTTTAGGTACTTCTGACGCCAGGTGACAAAGTCTAAACCGAGGGCTGTTTCATCAGCCCAATTCTTTTCTACCGCCCCTAGGCGGGTTCTATCTGCTAACTGCTTGAAGACTGCATCAGTCCTACGATAGTACTCGTAGGCCTTGATGGATTTACCAGCAACCTTGACTGAGGCTTCTACAGTCATCCCGTCGGCTAGGCATTGGAGGATAACCTTCTTTGCTTTATCAGCATTCTTGGAGTTATTGGGTAGGTTACTCATTAGGTTGTAAGGTTATTTTCCATTTCCAGTTTTGGGCAGACGGGTGGCCGCCCAAGTGACGCTGTGCGTCACAGTACGGTACGGTAAAGCATCCGAGGTGACTACAGGAGCCGAGGATGTAGGGTGGTAATGGTAGGGGCGCGTAGAGTCAAGCGAAGCGCCCCATACGGTCGCGAATGCTAGGGCTGTCCCGCATTCGCTCCCTACTGTATATTAGGCGAGAAAAAAAAGCGGTTTCCCGCTTTTTGGAGAAAAACTTTATATATGTGACTAACGTCACTAGAATATAGGTATAATACGGACAAATAGATATACTTTAGTGTAGATATTTGGAAGGGGTACATACACTAATACCCACCGATTTCTTCATCGGTGGGGTCCCGTTTGCGAGGCTCTAGCGAGCCCCCTACCCCTAAAGCCTGACCCCGTAGCCATAGGGTAGGGGGGAGGGCTGGCAACCATCTCGGGATTCTCCCTCGCTCCCGTATTAAATAATTCCCCGCCTAGTGATTCAATAACCCTCGCGCTGTCTATCCTCACGCGCTACCCGTTAGCACTCTCGCGCCTAGAGTGCTATCCACCTAACCCGATAGATAGTTGAAGATTCAACTACTTAGACACGCAACCCTCAACCTATCCTCGAGACTTTCCGTTATCAAATCGTTATAAATATTTTTGTGTTTAGACTTGACACGCATAGATAGACTATTGTAGTCTCTACCTTGTAGCGTAAGAGTTACGCTCTAGAAAGGGTAAATCAGATGACACGCAAGGACTACGAACTAATCGCAAAGGTGTTTAGAAACTTATCCGATGATTTCTCGAATGGTGGCAGCGATGAGGTAAGTCTTTCGCTCGTCGCGTCGGAATTAGCGGAACAATTAGCAGCGATGAATCCGCGTTTTGACTCCCGTCGCTTTCTCGATGCTTGTGGAGTGAACCAATGACTAAGCCAATGAGCGCACCAATGCTTATCCAATGCCTAGCAGGAGAGTTACTAGCAGACCCTGCCCTATTGGTGGAGACGATAAAGGAAGATGACAGCGCACTAGCCATAGTGCGCCAATATGGGAGAGGGAGAGCGACTTACGAGGAAGTAAGAGACGCGGTTTCCGCTATCTGCTAGTGCTTGCCTTTCCTGCTAGGCTATTATATCCTAGTGGGGAGGGGAGGAACTAGAAGGTCTAGAACTCCAATAACGAAAGGGTAAGACAATGAACGAGGTATACACTAACCCCTTTACAGGAGAGAGCGTCTATCCAGTAGCAGAACAATTCGCTAATGATTGGCTACTAGTGGCAGAAAATGATTACGATAGTTACCGCGATTTGCTAGATATGGAGGGAGATAGTATCTCCAAAATCTCCGACCAAATACGCGAACAATGGGAGAACCTAGCAGCCGACGTGGTGGAACTAGTGGAGGAAAATATCTCCCCAATCGCAGGGCTATTTATTGCCCAAATGCTACAAGGGCAGGGCTCAACACCCTTTGACCTTATCGCCCGCCGTGTGCTTGAACTGAAGGAGGGCAAATAATGTTCGACATATCTCTCAACTGGCTCAACGGAGCAGGGCAAGTGCTGATTTATTGCCTAGCGATAGGGCTAGGGCTTTATCTAATGAGCAAGATAGGAAGAGAGGGCAAGAAGTGATTACCGCAGAACAGATTATGACCGCGCAATTCTGGACACAAGTCGAAGGAGAAGAGGAGAGGGTGCGAACTTTTGCCCTAATTCCTGACGATTTCGAGGGAGAAACAGAGAGTCTGCCACTAGATAATCAAGTTTTCTATTGGTGCGACTCTAAAGAATGGCTGGCGTTAGGTGCTGGCGAAGTTTTCGGAGATGCTGAAGTATTAGCGTGTGCCTGTGGAGAATGTGAGAGCGAGAGGGAGGGCGAGTGATGTTAGGTTATACAAGAGAACAAGTGGAGGAAATGCTAACGACTCTCAACTACTCTATCCACCACCACCTACACGGAAAGTTTGCGGAGGAAGATAGGGCAACGCTTAGAAAACTAGAGGACTTTATTGAAGGGCTACTGATGGAGGAGAGAGTATGACTCCGCGTTGTGGCGTGTGTGGCTGGTCTTTCTCAGATAGAACGCTGATGAAGCACGCTGAAACCCCCTGTGGGGAGGAGAGCGAGAAGGCTGGGCGTGTTATGTCTTCCCCTGAGATAGACGATTACGCCTCACAGATACAAAGTAGTGTCCCTGAAAGAACAATCAACGACATCAAAAGAGAGGAAGAGGAGAGCAATGAATAAGTGTGTATTCTGTCTATCAGATAGCCCATTCTATGGACTAACACATAGCAATGGCAACACAGTTTGCTTGAAGTGCGTGAGCACTATCAAGTAGGCTCATATCAAAGTGGCATACCCAACAATGGAGGAGGAAGTAAGTGCCTAAGCAATACACAGAGGAAGAACAGATAGAACTAATAATGAAGGCTTTAGAGCCTAGAGTGGGCAAGAGAGCGCAAGTCAAGCGCAACCTTGTCTATATGAAGACAGCACTAGGAGCCACGTGGGTTCCAGTGGAGGAGGGGGAAGACAATGCGTAAATGGAAAGTAGAACTAACAATAACAACAGACCTCAACCCTAATAAATGGAACTGGAGCGAGTTATTAGACCTCCAGTATGAGGGAGAAGAACTGAACTGGGTAGAGATAGAGGAAGTAAAGGAGGCGACAGTATGAACAGGGAAATGTATTTACTAATTGCGGATACGATTACCGCAGTAAAGAACGAGTTCGAGTCACCTGCCATTGACGTAGTAGTCGAGGCGTTAGCAGACGCTTTCGAGGGATACGACCCTTACTTTGATAGGGTTATCTTCCTCAATGACTGTGAGTTAGCGGAGGCAAGCGTATGAAACCTGTCAATTTCTATGAGGTTCAGAGCAAGGACGCAAGTGTGGAGTGGGGAGGGGCGAGTGCCTTAGTAGCCGTCGAGTGGTTTAGACGAGGGCTAGACAATAAACTATTTGTCTCAGTATGGGACGAGGAAGATATCGAAGAGCCTCGCCTGATTACCGACAAGATAGACGTTACTAACCTAGTATTGGCTACCTTGTTAGATGAGAGGGAGAGACAATGATATTTCTTGGAGTAATCGGAGTCTGTTGTCTTGTATATATCCTCATAGTGTGGGAGTATAAACTCAATGAACACGATAGATAAGCGCAAGGCTTCAGCCGAGAGGCTGGCGGTAAGCGTTCGCAACTACCAGAGAGTACGAGGGCGAGCCTTGTCTCGCCTTGCTCAGCAATATCCAGAGCAATACAGGCAACTGTTAGAGCAGGAGAGGGCAAGAGATGAGGCAGAAGGTAAAGCGTGGCTTGATATACACGGCAGGACTGTCAGTAGCACTACTACTGATGGACATTCCACACCTACACCAACCCAAGATAGACCTGACCAAGCCGACTCAGATGAGCAGGACGAAGGCTACGTGGGAGGAGAAGGGTGAGAACAAGCGAATCGCCAAGGCTTACGCTGCTTCAGGGTGGGGCTGGAAGGGGCGAGAGTGGCTATGCCTCCACGACCTATGGACCCGTGAGAGCAGGTTTGACCACTTCGCACAGAACCCAAAGTCAAGCGCTTTCGGAATTGCTCAACGACTTGGAGAGACGAGTAGAAATCCTCGAATCCAAATACTCAGAGGTCTGCGCTACGTGGAACACCGACATTCTACCCCGTGTAGAGCGCTTGCGTTCCATAATAAACGACGGCATTACTGATGTGATACACTAAGAACTGCTGGCTCTTATACCCTTTCGACCCAGCATAAGTAGCCCCGCTTCGGCGGGGCTTTCTTATTTTCATCATCAAAAAAGTAGTGATTTACTTTGTCAAGTCTTACTGTTTTTCGGGAGTGTCGTCGTTGGAGACAGGTCAGAAATTGAAAACCCAAAAAGTGTGCTGAGTATAATTGTTCTTGGCCGCAAAAGTTGTGGCAAGAAAGGGAACTATGAAACTAAAGAAAGTAAAGAGAGGAAGTTACCAATACAAGAACCACTGTATTGACTTTCTCCCAGAGCAAAAGGTCTGGAACGTCTCGTCTTGGCACTCTGCTGGCTGGCAGTTCCGAGCCGAGTTCAGAACTCTCCGTGAGTGCCGTGAGTGGCTAGTGAGGAGCGAGTCCTAGCCCCTGTCAGTTGAATAGAAGCCCCCGCCATTGAACGTGATGGTGGGGGCTTCATACTTTCTGCTCATCTCTGTATGACAGGAAGAGCAGGAAGGGGAGGAGGCTTCGGCGTGGATACTACGCTCCACTTCGTATTCAATACCGCACGAAGGACATTTGTAGGGATACTTCATAACTTCAGTTTGTCTATGGGCACACGCCAGCCTTCGATACTAGCGTCAGCATAATCGTCAGTCATAAACTTATCAGCGTTGAACTTTCCATATATCTCAACCAAAGAATAGTATTCATCATCAAGAACCTTCGCACCTACAATGGTGCGCCCAGCGTCCTTCTTCCAGAAGGGGATAGCAGCCTGTGTTCTGATAGTGCGAACCTCAAGTTCGCCAACATCTGAGATGTTCTTACGTTGTTTATGTAAATCGTTAGGATACCAAGGCATATTCCACGATAGGTTATAGTGGCGAGCAACTGCCCACTCTGCCACATTAGCCCTGATGTTTGCGTTTATCTCTGGCTCTAACTTACCGAACCTTTTGCCAGCAGCGTAGTTAGGTCTATCTTCAGAGCCGAACTTGACGAGCCAACGTTCAACAGCAATGAGAGCGCAGACTCTCACTTCTGCTTGGGAAAGTTGAACGATTATTGCCAAGGGGAAGACCCTCCCATTTTCTCTTGAACTTTACGAAGGGACTGCGTTATCTTTCTATCGACAGTAGAGACAGCGCACTCTAGGTACTGAGCCATCACCTGTAAGGTTTGATTCTCGTGGTATCTCAGGGTGAGTATCTCTTGGTCTGTCTTCTCTAACTTCTCAAAGGCTTGCTTGATGTCCACCAACATAGCAAGAAGGTTGCCACCTTCAGCAGGTGCGCTTGGCTTTCTGGGTGTGCCATCGTTGATAAGGATTTGACTCTGCTCAAGGGCAGAGTTATTGACGTGAGCCTTGATAACAAAGGGTAGTAACTGTGAGATGGTAACTGTGTCATAGTAAGCCTCATCGCCTACCTGATAGCCAGACTTCTTAGCCTTCTCTTTACGAGCATAACGCTCTGCGTGCCTACGCATCTGCCAAGCAATACGCTTCTCGTTGATAGTGCGCTTGATAGAATCTTCTTCATTGAGTAACTCTGCGTAGTGTGCTGCTCTACCCATAGCCCACGAGTAACACTCTTGAACTACATCATCTCGTTCTACCCATTGGCGATAGCGACGATAGATACTACCCGCTACGCTAGGAACTAAATCATAGAAGACAGGATGAAGGTTATTCATTGGCTTGTTTATTCATCTCCTCGATATACCTATC